ATCGTAAAGTCTGGGCTGCATATGAACAGCGTTGGGCCTAGGCTAAATGCCCCTACTGTTACCGACTGCGTAGATACAGTAAGCGTACCAACGGTAGACGCTGGTGAAAAGCATGGGTCACCAGACTTAGTTGCGGTTATGACGCACTGCCCTGACGCCACAGCAGTAACCACGTTACCACTTACCGTCGCTACGTTGGGGTTGCTGCTAACATAGGCCCAAGTACCCCCGCTCTTTGACGTTGGCTGCGTTAGTGTTCTAGTAGCTCCAGCTATCATAACTGGTATGCTGAGTGCACCTAGCGTATCGGACTGCGTAGTTATCGTTATGTTAGCTGTTATTATCCCAGGACCCACAGTGCTGGTAGCAGCTTGGTTGGCAGTTACAACGCATGAACCAAGCCCCGTGGGCGATGCCACGTTACCTGCTATAGAAAGCACTGCCGGGTTGCTTGATGTGTAAGTCCAGGCACCCGTGCTATTAGACGTGGGGACAGGCAACGTGAAAGGAACACTGCAAAGGAACTTGTTGCCTATTACAAAGTTGCTAACCTTGTCTGGTAGAATCTGTGTGACCTTGGTAAACGCTGTGGCCTTACCTGCTGCAAAATTACCGTCAGCGGCTTGCGTTGCCGAAATCGTAACCGAGCCGGCCTGTAGCGCGGTAGCTACGTTGCCTACAATGTTTACGATATACGGATCACTCGAAACATATGACCAAGGTGCTGGGCTATTTGACGCCGGAGGATTCAGTATTACTGAAGCCCCACCTACCTTGAACGCCGGAAGTATGAGTGCTCCTAGTACATTAGGTATACCCGTTACCTTTACTCTAGGTGCTATGCCTGTTAGTGTTGCCATTTAGTCAAACCCCGGTAGGATAAATCACGTTTTCGTAAAAAAGACCCATGCTGATTAAGTTCTGCTGGTCTTCCCGGCCAATCTTCAAGGTGTTGTCGTCAGTAATCTCATACAGCACTAGGTTGTAGTTAAATACGTCGTTGAAGAACTGTAGGAACTCGTCTGCTGTTGAATTCTTAAAAGCCGGTGATGACCCAAGTGCCATACTAACGTGCGTAGTCGGATAGTAGGTATTGTTCGGGTCAGGGTTCGGGTCATTGATCTTGTTATTCAGGAGTAGCGGATTCTCAATCATTGCGCCACTTGTAGAGTCGAGTATAAGCTCAGGAATGAAGTGCTGATAGTCGTGCGTCCACAAATTTATCATGGTCAGGGAAGCACCCATGGTAAAGTTAACAAAGTCGATGATCTTACCAGTGCCCTTGCTGTACCAGTACGCACCAAGGTTCCTAAATAGCATTAAGGCCTGAGTGCTATCAAGGTAAGTCGGGTTGTTCAAAGGAAGTCCATTGAACGTGAGTTGTTTTAGTAGCGTCTGTAGGTCCTGCTGGTACTGCGCGTTGCTAGTATCGAACATGGACCCAGACGTTATAGCGTCCTGTATCTGAGGACCGACAACGTATGGGTTACGCACACCTTGAAGTTGCGTGGTAGCTGTTGACGTATCGAGGAACAGCTTGTCCAGCGCGGCGGTTAACTCCACCCATGTGCTGGTGTTCAAGTACGGGGGTAATAGAATGCTTCTGTTGTATGCCATGATGGTTATGCCTTAACCCATTTACCGTTACGAATGAACCCATGATCTCCGCACACTCTACAGGCAAGGCTAGGTGCTAAGGTCACTGGGTTATCCGATACAAGTTCCCAGCTAGACTCAGGAAGTCCTGACTTAAACTCTGCCACCCAAGAATGACCACGAAAAGATATAGCTGCTTCGCATAGCTTTCCTTCTTTGGTCAAGTGCGTGACGATAGCACCCGCTCTATCGTCGCCCTTGTAACTGGTAAACTCAATCGTGTGATTGTCGCCAAGGTCAATAGGTTCTAGGCTCATAACAAATTATCCTTGTGCGCTACCGCTACGCTGTGTGTAGTACGTCTTGACGCTAAGAGCACCAAGCTTATTGTAAGCTACTACGTTATACGGGAGTGACGTAGAGCTATTGGACGTGGGAACTGGCACAACACGCCCATCATCAATGTAGAGCGGGTTTGATGCAGTGGCCGGAACGTTAGCTATTAGACCCCACGTGCTGCCAATGCCACCACGTCCGTAGATAAGGTAACGCGTAGCTGAGGCAACGGCTGGCCAGGTAAGAAGAACAGAACTATTACCAGTAGGCAGCACCAGGTAAGCTAGATTCTTACCAGCTACCGTAGCGCCTGTGTTTGAAATATACCCAACAGAGTAGGTAACAGAACCTGGCCCTAGTATGCCTGTTTGGTGCTGCGCCAATGCCGGCGAAGGAATCCACGGGGTAGATACGATGGCGTCTTTTGTGGGAGAAACAATGTCTACATAGTCGATACCTGAGTACGAAGCCAAGATCGCTTGGCTAATATCCGTCAGCATAATGTCGTAGTTCAGTCCAGCTGCGGTGAACAGACCTGTAATGGCCGCTGTAGCTGACGAATTACCTAAGTCAAGGTTGGCCCATGACTTGCAGTACACGATCACGCTCACGTCCACGTTGCTGGCAACGGGTGGGACAATGTTGTATCTACCCGAGTACAGCGAGTTGGTGTGCAGGTACTCAATAAAGTTTGTTATGTCAACAGAGTTCCAGGTAACCCCAGACTTAAGCAGATAAGTGATCTGCATATAGTTCATTAGCTTTGGGTTTGACTGGTAGACTTCTCGTTCAGAAAAAGTAACCGCGTCAGCTATTCCCGGGTACTCCAAAATTGTCGTCAAGAGCTGACTCTTGTTTACCGCGCTACCGAATGTGCCAAAAGAGTAGGCCGCAATATTCTTGTAACGCAATGCACCAGTTTCATCCGCGCCGCCAGAAGGATTACCCAAGGCGTTGATAAGCAAATTCTGGTATGCCGTGGTGGTTATGCTTTTGTTCATGGCGTTCAGCGCGTTAGCTGCTGAACCTGAGGTAACCACGTACACGAAGTTAACCGTGTCGCTAATGAGGGGCATAGTGCCGTATGCCCCATCACCGAACTCTACAACAAATTCACCCGTAGCCAAAGTCTTGTCTACAAAGCCCCCACCAGTTTTACTTGTCCATAGACCCGTAGTCAACTTAGCAATAGACGTACTGTTGACTGCCACAAATGTGTCGGTATCCGATACAGTGAACCCAGCTTCGGGAGAAGCCCAAGCTTGGTACGGTGTTCCCAAGCCGTTGGTTGCCATTGACTTTACCATGCCTTGGAATAAGCTAAACGCAGACACTGTCTGACCCGGGTCAATGGTGATAAAGTCTCTATTGAACCAGTAGGTGTTTGCTCCTGAGAACTGCGTGTACGGCGGAATAGTAATCTGCTGTGCGTTGTTGTTAGTTATAGCAACTGGCATGTTAGCGGGGAGTTTGCGGTTTAACCTAACTCCCTGCATGGTAGCGCCTGCGTAAATAGCTGAGTCTGATACCGCAGTAGCTGGGAACGTGTCCTGCAATGAGCGCAGAATGTTCTGTTGGGCACTGGAATGAACGGTGCTTATAAGAGATATAAGCGCGTCACCCGTCTCGGTAGGCAGTATGGCCTTCCACGGCGCACTAGACGAACCCAGCATGGACTGCAGCTGAGTCTTTCCAGAATTGTAGTCTACTGATAGCGTAGACAGAGTAACGTTGCTACCCGCAGTGTGCGCGTTTCCTTCTTGCAATGCTACTTCCACTACAGCCCCGGCTGGAACGTCAATCGCTGCAAGGTTGTAGTAGGAAATGTTATTCACTAGGTACGTGGTAAATGCAGGGATAGCCATCGACACCTCGCTACCATTGACATAGATTGCCTGCATGGATGGAGGATTACCGCCTAGCTGAAAGGTTGTTGCGAGGGTATGAGATGTCGTAGCCATTGTTGTTCCTGATTACACGGGTAAAGAATAGGATGCTGAGAATTGCTGATTAGAGGCTGAGATTAGCTGTCCGTAAACCGTGATAGCGTAGCCGGGAATAGACGTGTCGGCAACCACGTTGACGGACACGTTGGTTATCCTAGGCTCCCAGTTACGCACAGCAGTCTTGGCCGCCATCGCGATAAGGTCAGCCGTTTGCGAGTCGAACGGTTCCTGCAGCAACTGGTAAAGGCCACTCCAGTAGTCCTCTTGAAATATTCGGCTCCTCGTGCCTTGCGCGCTAACAAAAAGATTAGCCAAAGAACCGTGTACTATTGCATAGGTGTCTAGCAAGATCAGGGATGGGCTAGTGTGTGGGTCAAACGTGGGATTTATGTCTATGTACGACGCGCCTTGAACCTGTAACCCAGGGTTCAAGATATCGCTTGGGGTGATTACATCTGCTACTTTGGTTGCCATTATACGAATCCTTAGATTGGCTGCGAAGTGCCGCCACCGCGAGAGTCGGTGTGGGTATGGCCTTCCAAACTTTTACCACCGACAACTCCAGTGGGTGAAGATATAGAACCAAGCTTAGCCGCACCGCTAACTGTGAGGCTACCACCTACGGTTTCATTCCCACCAACATCGTTGTTTCCGCTGATTGTGTTGTTACCAGCTAGGTCATAGTTACCTGACTGCGTAGTATTTCCTTCTTGTTTCAAATTGCCTACGTGATGTATGTCTCCGGTTATATCCAAGTTGGATATAATCTTAATCATCTTACCAGTAGGTTCAAAAGTTACGATAGAACCCGCAAAGTGGTTAACCGTCATCTCCCCCGTGGTTACGTCCGTATAGACTACAGTACCCATAGGGTCGATGTAGCCTACTCGGTTAGGGTAGTTTGTTTTCAATGCCCCGGGAAGGTTCTTAGCAAAATTACTGGTGGGTACATAACCTACGTACATACCGTGGTGAACGTCACCACCCTGAAACTTCACAACAACCAAAGAACCCACCAAAGGGACGCGAACCACACCGTACTTCTCATTCATGCCGAATTCGCTAGGGTGCATAGGCCCTACCCACGGCAAGCCTTCAGTATCTTGGCCGTCAAGAAAGCCTGGCACAGTAACCTTAATACGCTGAAGCATCAAGGGATCATTGTTGTGCACTACCTTACCTATGTGCAAGGCGTCCTCAATGGGTATGCCCCCACCTTCTGAATTGGCTAAGCTGTCAAACATGATTAGGAATCTTTATACAAAGGGGTGGACGTTGGTTCAAACTGGACGTCGTCAGAAGCCTTTTTGCTTTGATCGGACGCGGCACTGCGCCTTGTCAATTCAAACTTTTCATGGTACTGCGAATTGGTTATAGATATAGCGTGGCTAACTACGATATACGAACCGTTAAGCTCAGACTGTTCGGCCGGTGCTGTGATGTTTACGGTATCAAAAACACTAACCTTAGGGCTTTCAATGGCGGGCATGTTAATGAGGATGTCCAACCCTACATTAAAAAGTGCTGTACCTCGGATGTTCTGGTATCTGGACCTATTGTAGTTATCGTGAACATTACCAAAATCAATAGCATAGCACTGGTGCGCACCAGACTCCACAAGAGTACGGACGTCCTGGTTCATGTTGAACTCACCGCCTTCATTGATATCCGCAGCTATATTGGTGTGAGTCCTATAAGGGGTATCGCGCACTACAGAGTATTCAGTGGCTGTCTTTTTGTAACCTGCTTTACGGTTAGCACTGCCCCCCGAGTTTTTAGGTTGGTGAGATACAACCGTGATGTACCCTTGCCTAATATCGCCTAGAAGCATCTTAGCAACAGGCTCGTTAACGTCCAGCTTAGATATGTCTTTGTAGCGCATTGTGCCGTCAAAGCACACCGCCAACTTCATGCAACTTGTATCACTGCTAAAACCATGGTTAGCTATCTCATTGCAGAACGCATGAATCCTCTTTGCTCCGCCGTGCCACGTTTGCTGGTCGGAGGTAACGTCACCGTCGTATGTAAGCCCCGACTGTGTAGCCAACTGCTTGAGAAGTTCTCCGCTAGACAAATTCTTGTAGATAGAGTTAGTGGTTTGTATCCAGTACCGAGGAAAGTCCAGGTAACCGTCTATGTCTACAACGTCACCTGTCTTACTTGGGGAGATATGCAAAGAGTTTACCCTAAACCTGTAGGTGGCTGAGGCTACTTCTCGCGCAAGCAAAGCTATCTCGATTTGAGAGGCTTCTACTAACAACCCTGGATTGTTCTTGAAGAACTGGATACCGTCTGTGAACTGCAACCGTATCATCGGAATCTCGAGCTTGCTGCTCTCAGACATGTGCAGGATGGCTATATGAGATTCCTTAGTGAAAGGAAACTCTACGCCAGAGAAGTACAAGGAGACTCTAAACACCCCGGCAAGGGCGTATGGGCTGTTACCTATGGGCATATCAAATCACAATCAAATTGCCTGCTACGGAAGCCCCGCTTCCGGCTGAACCGTTCTTCAGTGCGTTAAGCAACGGGTCTAACTTGGGTATTCGCAAGGTCATTCCGACCTTCACGTCGTTAACCGAATCGTAGAGTCCGTTGTAATGCAGAAGTGCGTACCAGAGAAACCGTGAACCTAAATACTTGGCTGCAATGCCGGGTAGGTTAGCCTCATCTCCAGCTTGAACCGTTATGGTACGCTCAGCGGGCACCGTGAAGCGTATGTTATTTACTGAGCACTTAAGAATATCCCACCGGCCTGAATCTTGGGCACAGGTAGTGGCATAGTTTTCGTAATCGTGTGTGCTACTTGGC